TGAAGAGAATCTTCATATGCATCAAAGATGTTTTGTGAAGTGACAATAAGGTCAGGAGTGTCATTATCAATGGAACACTTACCATACATCTCACGAATGAGGTCCTGGATACTTCCACCAGCAAGTTCACCCCAAGTCCAAGCATTGGAATCGCCTGAACCTGTAGATTCATCCTGGACATTACCATCCCACCAAGAATAACTACCTGATGCTATTCCACCAAGTGTTCTATTAGCTTTGATAATGTGCTGGAGTCCTAAAAATCCACTAGCGGATGCACCAGCTGTAGATGTACTACTACCATCATTGTCTGAGTAAAGCTGAGAACCGAAAAGGTCCTTCAGTGATTTTTCTGCATTTTTAACCTTTGCAGAGATAAGGTCTATAACTCGTTCAGCTCCTGAGTTCAAAGCTTCTTCCCTACCTGAGTAAGTAATAGAAGCATGACACTGAACCCAATCGTAAGAAGCATCAGTAAACAATTCCTGGGGAGTTGTATCTAATACGTCATAACCATTGTAAAAGCCTTTGGAACCTGACTTAGCATATTCAATAGGCTGAAGTACTTTGTTACCACTAGCAGTTGGCTCAGATTGTTGAAGCATCTTAAAAGTCAAAATATTTGAATTAAAGATGTTATCAACAAGAACTGGAATAAATTTGTCACGAGTCACAGCTGTTAAACTATCATAAGATAAAGCCATTTTTTATCCCTATTCTATTTTTGATTATTCATAAAAGTTATAGTCTTTCAATGCATCAGACCTGGCACCTCTATAATCTTTCGGTTTAGCTACTGGCTCCTCATGGATGCCCTTCACAGATCCTTCAGGTTCGGGTACACTTTTCATGGCTTTTGCATTTCTAGCCCTATTTACTGCGGTCTTAAAAGCACTATCTTCAGCTGATGTGTGATATGTTAAAACAAATGCATCCTCCAAACCCTCAATACCAGTAAAGCCTTTTTCAATGGCTGTCGTAATGACATCATCCATTAAATTTTGGTCTTGCAGTTCAGGATGTTTTTGTTTGAGTGTAGCGAGGTCTTGATTAACTTGCTTATCGGCTTCCATGATTTCAAGTTCCTCTTCTCTCTCTCGCTGAAACTCGTTTAACTTATCTTCCAACTCCTGGACCCTATCAAGGTCCTTCGTGTCCTGATGTTGTAACTCTTCCGCTTTGCCAGGATTAAAAATGGGATGGTCAGCATCCAATACTTCACGAAGGGCTTCTAATGCATTCTCGTCATTTCGCAAGTCTTTCCATACCTGAGATTCAGCTTCAAAAGCTTTCCTCTCAGCACTTATTTCTTGCGCTTTTTCCGTATTCGACTTCTGCCAATCGTTTTTATTATTAAATGCTTCAAGGGCTTGGCTAATCGTTTCCATATCATACTCATTGCCATCTAATTCCAAACTCTCGATTTCCACATGGTCATCCTGACCTTCGGTTGCTACCTCTTCTAACTGACTTGATTGGTCCACATCGACATCTTCAGTTGGGGCTGATAACTCTCCCTGGTTCTCAATAGGTGACTCATCAGTTATTAAACTAGCCACTTCATCATTACTTAAAGTAACACCTGAATAACTAGTTAGTATTTCATCTGACATAGATTCTCCTATTTATTGATTCAAATTTTTGCTTTGTTTGTAAAGGTATCAAAACCCTAATAGTTAGATTTCTTTACTACTTTTGCTTTTGCTTTTTTCTTAGCCTTCTTTTTGGCTGGTTTAGCTTTGCCGTATTTCATCATTATTTATACCCACGCTTTTTATTGATTTTAGCTACTGCTTTATTATAAATCTTTTTAGCACCTTTATGTATCATCTCACTAGCCATACCAGCTACAGCAATTTTCCCAGCATCTGACTTTTTCCTTTTACCACTTGCTATCATAAGCGCTTGTACATAAGGACCTATCTTCGACTCTTCTTTTACTTTTTTTAATTTCTTTTTCTTTTTAGCCTTCATCATTTCCCCACTTGCTTCATTGCAGTTTTATGTGCTTTGTCAAATGACATACCACGATTAATTAATGCTTTCATCACTTTCATATGCTTAGAAGTATGGTGCTTCCTATGCTTTTTAAGCATCTCCATATATTTCTCTTTGTTATGCATAACTTTTCTTTTTCTTCTTCTTTTTCAAAGATGCTAAATACTTTTCTTTTTTACTAGTTTGTGATTCTTTTAAAGCTTTAGCAGTCGGCGCACCTTTTTCACCAGGCTTTCTCATTTTCTCGCCACTACCAGCTTTTATTCTTTTTCTTTTGGCATGTATATTTGCCCATAAACCTCTTTTAGCCACACTTACATCTCCATTTTCTTAATGCCTTATTTATTCTGCTGTTAGGGTCATTAGCTGTTTTAGCTGATGTCAACCTTTTTTTCATTCCGCACATTCTAGCGCAAAAACTTTTACGTCTTGATTTAGCTTTACCTTTTGGATTTTTCTTTGTTACTGGTGCTTTTAGGTTACCCCCAGTGGCACGATTATAACTGGCACGACCTTTAGCATTAAGGCCACCTGATTCAGATTGACCTTCTTTTTTAGTCCATGCCTGGCTCATTGCCTACACCTTTAATGTTTTGTGCTAATTGTGGATTAGATTGTAGTTGTTGAAATATTTCATCCTCTGACATACCCTCAAACATTGATGGGTCCATTTGCTGACTATTCTGCTTTTCTGTTTGCTTATTAATCAGCCTTTCTATTCCAGGTAATTGCATATTCTCTAAAATATATTCTGGGTCTTGTATCAATCCAGCTTGTGCTAAGGATAATATCTTATCTTCTACATAAGCACGATTGTCAGGTAACATACTACCCACCCTGGCTCTAACCATTGTGTCAATATCATTGAACTCCATACCCATGTAATTAATCTGCGCTTCGTTGCCTTCTGCATCTTTCGTGGCCAGGGTGTGGATAGAACTACCCATATTCTTAATCATTGCAATCCACATCTGTCCTAATATCTGCATAGCCGCATCTAATTGTCTGGCTTTGAAATCTATCTTACTTGTTGCCGCGCTTCTATAAATCTGCGCTTGTACACCACTTGTTACGTTAGGTTCTTGCTTACCCATTGTAGCTTTATTTACACCACTAATAGTTTCAAACATATCTACTAGTAGTTGATAAAAGTTAAAAACATAACCAGGAATACTAGCTGGTTGTAACATCTGTACTGCACCAGGCCCACGCTTTCTTATAACAGCACCTGGCTTATTATTTATCTGGTCTTGCACATCTGCTGTTTCATCTACAACAAACATTGGGTTAGCAATTAGATGTACATTATCCATGACCTGAGATGCAATTCTGTCTAGTGCAAGATTTATACTCTTTAGTCTTTTCGGTTCGGGTTTACCCCAGAACGAATGTGCGCTACCACCATTCTTCATAACAACGTAAGGAAATGGATAAGGACATCTATTCATTTTATCCAGGAACTGATACTTACTAGGCCCATCGTATAGTATGATGTCGTTTGCCATGCAAATTTTTCGTAGCCCACCTGGATATTTTGGTTTGCCAACCTTCGATTTATCAGAATCTTCATCTGTATACTCGACACTTCCGTCTCTCATATACACTTCAACCAGTAAGGCCCGTTCTTCCAAATTTTGCATAGCCTCAGTTTCACCTTCAAAGTAATTAGTCTCTGTCCCATGTGAATCAGTTACCTGGATAAGTGCTTTATCACCTTGTCTTACTTCAGTGATTTTTAAGGCTTCATGTTCCGATAGTTTACCCATCGGCTTTACTAAATGTCCCTTTTCGGGAAATAATTCTTGTATTTCATACATTGGCCTTGGGGCCATGTGGATAATCCAGGAAGCGTTTTCTAATTTTGTAGCGCTAGGATTAACATAAAAACTAAATGGGTCCACTATATCGCAATCAGGTAAATCATCATGCATGTTCCAGTTTAGCTTAACGATACCAGTACCATAGACAAGATAGTCTGTGAGCCATTCTGGAACCAATGTTGCCATATCGCGCATATACCACAAATCATCTATTTGCGCTTGTAAAGTGTTGGCAACGAATTTAGACTCATCTGAAGCACCCACTGGGATAACATCAATCTTCGGAGGCTGAGATGACATAATCGGTATCTGGGTATCAATAACATTAGCTATCATGTCTAAGGTTAACTGGTTTTTATATTCTGGCATGGATAAGCCTTCCCAATGTTCACCCATATATAACTTTTCTGATTCGCGCCATAACTGACTAGTTTTACGTCTAGCCCTTTTAGCGGAATCCATCATACCATTAACTTTTTTGATTAAATCTCGCTCTTCTTGACTGGGCTTGTATTCCATCTAATCTCCTGACTGCTTTAAATCACTTAAGCCACTAGCTGTGGTAATAATATCCATATATGCCTCACGAACATCCGCATCCATTTCATTAAGTTCGTCATCTTCTGTAATTTCAACCCTAAACCATTCATTAGTAGCAAAATCATATTTTTCTATTACCCTCGTAACCCTGGCACTTCTACTTTTTGACTTTCGAACTTTTGCATCAGTTTTTGTATCCATGGTTTGGCTTCTTCTTCCTCTGGTTTACCTATCGCCATCATGGCATATCTGACAGAATCCAAAAGATGGTCAGGTCCAGTTGTATCTAAATCTTCTGGCCGCCTAATGTCATGAACAAGCATCGGAATTGTCTCGATGAATTTCCTACAAGTCTTGAAAACAAAAAACTTAGGTGGCGTTTCTTCATCCCATTTTAGATACTCGCGCAGAAGGTTCCAACCATTCAAGCGGTTATTATTAGCTTTTATTGCATTTATCCCACCTTTTCGTAACAAATCTGCTATTGCCATATGGGACCCAGCAACACCATCTGACTTATTCATATTTTGCGGATTACGAATCCACATACTGGGGTCACCTAAAGTCATCCTATAGTCATCATCGCCACTAATAGCGTTAATTGCATCTATATGACCAGATAGTTCCATTTCGGCCACATAGTACTCCTTGTATAGATAAACATCGCCTTTGGGGCTTACAGCTAACCAACATGTTGCAAATGGTGCTTTATATCCATAGTCTATGCCTCTAAACTTGTACCAGGTACTAGGAATCTTAAATGGTTCAACAACATGCACATCATATCGCCACTGGCTAAAATATTGTCCATAGTAGACATCCCAATCACCATCTAGCCATGCGCGGCGCAATTCTTCTGGTAAACCTTTTAACATGTCCATATATCCTGGGTCCTCGCGCATAAGTGTAGGATTATCATGTATCTTACTTGGTATAAATATTCTTGTTCTATTTGTTATGGCATCATAGTGAGTTTTTTCTGGTTCATTTGATAAAAATCTAGCTTTGAACCAGTTATGACCTGGACCCCCTGGATTACATGTCAGGAATATTTGTGGTGACAATCCTATTGTACTACGACAACTAGAAATAAGTTTTAAATAATCTTCTTCATCACCAATCAATGTAGCTTCCTCAATACCCATTTTATGGTATTCGTGACCCTGATATTTTTGGTACGCTTGTTTATCCATTAAATGCCCAGTTCTGATAATTGCACCAGTGGGGAATCTAAATTCTGCTGGATTACCAACCACATCCACATCCAGATGTTTATACATTTGTGTAGCCCTATCTATGTAATCGCGTAAGTCATCGTAGTTTCTACGGATAATAAGGCCCCTATAAAGTGGATTATTAAGGTATTCGGGGTCTACCATCCATGCCATTAGGCAACTTGATTTACCACCACCCCTGGCACCACCAAATGCTATTTCAAATTCTTGTCTTGCAAGTGCAAATTTCTGTCTTGGGTGAGGTTCCCAATGTATTTGCATTACTGCACCCCCCAGTATTCGCTTCTTCTGTACTTGCTTTGTTCGTACTTAGTCATATCCTTCCAGCATTTAGGTAGGTATTCAGCACGACTATCACAACCACTTGCCAATCCGCAGTAGGTATATGTATCCTTATCAGCTACACCAGTGCGAATGTTGTAACTGGATTTGGTAGCAAAAGCGCATTTACGATTTATCTTCGGGCATACATCAAACATATTCTTCCCTTGGTTTTATTGGTTGTTTTCACCACTATAAAAAGTTTTTTCATATTCTGTCTGGGACTCCTACATGATATTCGGACCGATGGGACCCGACCAATGGGATGCCCCCCCTCGCAAATAATTTAATCGGTGTCGGTACACATTATAAATATTTTCACGAAGCAGACTGACCCAGCCCATTACAATAACATGCAAACCTCCTCGGTACAGCATCATCTGGCTCACTATTGGCTCACCTCTGGCCCAGGGTCACTAACATCACCAGGGGATTCAGTAGGCAGAAAAGTTTCGCTCACAGCCTGGCCAGTCGTACTGATTTTAGGTGGGTCCAGCGGTGCTTTCTCTGGCAGAACAATGACCCCAGTTATTCCCTTTTGTTCTACTTCTAATTGCATCGCCTTTAAATCTGGGACCAGCTTTGGCAGTAGGATGCGCCACGCTGATACCTGGCGCTTATCATCATCATTCATAGCTACATCAAATAGCTTCTGTATTAATTCGTTCTTCTGTGGGTGGTTACGAACCAGGTCCTTCAC